TGAACAGTCCCAAATACGAGCGCCAGTACGCAGCCGACATGCGCGAGATTGCGCTTGAGGAGGCTGTTGCGAAGGCGCTCTGCGATACCTGCTACGGCGAAGGCTCGTGGGATCGCATCTCCAGCCGGCCCGAAGGCGCTGGCCAGGTCAACGGTTGGAAGACGCAAGCTCGCGCGGCCATGGTGGTCATGCGGGCGTGGATGTAAGAATAAGAAAGGCCACGAGGATGCCGAGCGAAAGCACACAAGGTCAAACCCGGAGAGGGGGCGTCTCAAGGCGCCTTAAAACGATGACCCGCCGGGCAGGTGTGCGAGTAGGCGAGCCGCCCGCGCAGGCGGACCCGAGCCGGGGCGGGCAATCCCCGGCACTTATTTGGATCGAAGATCCATATGATGGCGTGTTGCGCCAAGCCACCTACGATCCGCGGAAGTGAGAACCGCCATGCTCGGCATGATCGACACGGCCACCGTCACCATCAGCGTGCGCGGCATCGATTTGTTGGCGCTGAAAAAGCTTTCGCTCGTGAGCCACGCGCTCGCTCAGAAGATGGGCGGCATGGCCGGTGAGGAACAGAAAGCGCTTGCCGTCACGCTGGACGAAACCATCCGCAAAATTGAACTCGCCACTGCTGGCGGTTGATGAATGGAAGAAAGGCCGGCTATGAGCAACGTCGTAAAGCTAGCATTCGAGCAGCCGATGCCGATACCGCAGCGGCTCTGCTCAACATGCGCGCGACGGCGCGGGCATGGTCAATTCCCTTGGTGCGAAGAGACGACGCGCTACTGCTCGATAGAGCGCGACATGAGCTACGATCGCATCAATAGGTGCGGCTCGACGGGAAAGCTGTGGACACCTAAGCAGCCAGGATTCTTCCGCCGTCTCGGCGACGCAATTCTTGCTCGGATCAACCCGTAACAAGGGCCGGGTTCCCGAGCGCGCACTTCCGACCCCTCAGCACGCAGATTGTTCCCGAGCAGGAACACCGATGGACGACGACCAACAACGCGAGCAACTTCTCCGCGAACTCGAAGCTGCCATCGCAGCCGAAGACAAAGAGCGCGAGGCGAAGGCCAGGAAGGCGCTCGAGGAATACGATCGCTACCGAGGCATCGACCCTTAGGGCACAAAAAAATCCCCGCGAGCCCGGAGGCCCGCGGGGTCGAGTGTGCCGCCACAACGGGGTGAGGGGCGGCTCTCGAAACTCGTCTAGTCGCGCGAGAAGACCGGCTTCCATCCCATCGCGAAGTCCAGTCGCTTGATGTCGCGCTCGTGCTGATCGGTGCGCCACTCCAGCCGCGACGTGCGCTGATCGAGCGAATGCTGCCACGCACTCTGGCCGTTGCTGGCCACGTACACGATGCCCGATACGACCAGGCCCACCATGATCGCGACGCCCTGCAGCGCGCTGATGATGGTGATCCAGCCCGGCCCGCGCTGAGCCCGCATCTCGGTGAGGACGTTGGCGACGCCCTTGATCTCCGTGAAGATGGCGCTGACGTCCGTGCGCAGTTGGCGGATGTCCTCGTCGTGGCGATCGAGGCGTGCGGCGTGATCCTGGCTCATTGCTTTGCCCCTGTCGGCTTCTCGACGCGGATGCACAAGCCTGTCATGCCCTCAACGAGGGTGAGCTGCTGGGCGAAGGCCGGAGTGATGGCAGCCGGCGTGGTGGCCTTCTGCACACCCAGAGTGCCGCCAGCCCCGATGAGGGCGGCGAGGACGGTGGAGAGGACCGTCTTCCAGTCGATGGTCACTGCAGCTTCTCCAGCACGGCCTCGAGCCAAGTCTTTTGCTCTGCCGGCGGCTTCGCGTCGGCTGCGGGTGCGGAAGCCTCCTCCCCGCGCTGTGCTTTCAGCCGCGCCGCGCACGCAGCGCGCAGGTTCTTCTCGTTGCGGAAGGCCCACTTGAGGTTGTTACGATCGCGCGCGGCGTCCGCCATGGACACGTCGCTGTCCTTCAGACGCGGCTCGGCGGTTGCCGGTGCTGAGCACTCGGCCGGGATCTCGGGCTGGGCCAGCGTGACGAACGGAACCGCCGGCGCATCCTTGGCGCACCCGCCGAGCAGGCCAAAGACTGCCACGCAGGCGAACACAATCAGGATGGTGATCGCTGCGGCCCTGATGGACATGTCGCCGCCCATGCGTTCCTTGTGCTGCTTCGTCATTTGTTCAGGCTCCTGACCAGATCCTTGGGGTAGCAGACGCGGTTTCTTTCGGGCGGCGGCAGGGCGTCGAGCGTTGCCTGCAGGGCGTCACGCTCCACCTGGGCTTCGTCCAGCATGCGCTGGCGCTCCTGCAGCTTCTCGCGCGCGATGCGCTCGGCGGCGGCCAGGCGCTCGAGCAACGTGGCTTCTGCTGCGCTCTTGGCCTGGGCCTGCTCCAGCGAGCACTGCGCGCGCTCGTCGCGAGCTGCATCGGAGCGTAGCCAGAACAACCCGCCTGTGATCGCGGAGACGAGGGCACCGACGACGATGGCAACGCCGGCCGCCTGCGCGAGCGGCCCCGTGACGCCCGCCACGACACGGGCCCAGAGAAGGGCAATCATCGGGTGCTCCACTTGCGGCGCCAGAGGAAGACGTAGAGCCCGCCCACCAGGGCGATGGCGCTGATCCAGAAGGTGGGCGAGGACAGCAGAGCGATGGCGAAGCCGCGAACCGAGAATTCCTGCATACGGCTGACGGCGGTCGCGACCTCGTTGGCTACGCCGGCCGTGCCGCCGCTACCCAATGTCACCTCCGTCTGCCACGGCGGCATCGGATCCTGTGGGTAGGCGCGGCCCTGCTCGGCGCTCACGGCATCCGGGTCGGCATGGGCTTCCATGACGGGCAGGATGGCCGACACCTGAGCGGCATCGGCGAGCGCGCGGCGCTCCACCTCATCACACCGGGCCATCCAGCCCTTGCCGAAGTAGGCGAAGTCCTTGAGCCCGCGCAGGAAGGCACGGCGCTCCGTCATCATGTCCCGGATGACCACCTGCGGGTTGCGCGCGTTCACGGCGGCAAGCGTGGACATGCCGATGTGCCCGTCCGCGCGCGTGGAGCCCGCAGCACGCTGCACGCACTTGGAGGATTGCGCGACGCCGGCGAGGATCGCGAAATCGAACGCCGCCATGTCCACGCCGGGCGGCATCTCGTCGGCGCGGATCGGGTCCCAGTAGTTGCGCTTGTAGATTGCCGCCACGTCCGCATCCGAGAGCTGGCGCAGGCGGGCCTTGATCTCCGCATAGTTGTCGCGCGTGAGCGGCACGCCCAGGAAACCCGCATAGACCGCGATGGTGACGCCCTTCATGGTCGGGCCGCCCTTGTCCTTGGGGTGGTCGGACCAGCCGCCCTCCTGCTGCCGCGTGACGGCGTAGCACTGGGCGAAGCGGTTGCTCATCATTGCGGGCTCCTGAACGGATTTCTGAAGTTCCAAACGTCCTGAGCGAAGCACCACGGACGCAGCAGGCCGAGTTCAACAGCCCAGGCGGGCACGCGGTGCATCAGAATTCCGACATCGATACCGTCCGCGCGCATCGCTTCGATTTGGTCTTGAGACGCGTCAAAACTGATTGCCCATTCGCTGGTTCTGCCGCGAACGATCATCGTTGCCGTCTTCCTCATTGCGGGCTCCAGAAATGCGAAGGGCGCCCTGTTGGGAGCGCCCTTGCGAAGTGTACGAATTGTAAGGTTTGTACGTTTCAGCGCACCGATGGTGCTGCGGTGGCGACAGCGGTGCCAGCCGGTACGGCGCCCTCGTCATCATTGTTCGCGACGATCATGATCGGCATGAGCGCCGTGAGCACCCACACGGGCACCGGGTTCGCTTCGAGCTGGAACTGCTCTTCGCGGAAGCGGATGAGGTTCACGTCGTGCTGGGCATCGAGCAGCATCTGCTGCTTCGTCTCGAACTCGCCCATCTTGTCGCCTGGGACCTGGTTGCCGCCTGCGGCGAGATCGCGGATCAGCCGGTTGCGCTCCGCGACGTAGGCGTTCATCACCTCGTTCAGCCGTGACAGGTTCTTGGCCATCGCCATGCGCACAGGTCCGGCGATCTTGTAGGGCTCGGCTGGCTTGTCGAAGTGCTGCAGCGCTTCGGAGATGCGGATGATGGCTTGCGTGGTCAGTTGCATCGGTGGTGCTCCCGTTGTGCTCGTGCCGAACGGGCTATCTGATTTGCGCTTTCGCGGCCACCGCTACGGGTGTGCGGCCACGAGTGCTGCGTTCGCGTTGGCGTGGATCGTCTCACCGCCGCTGGTGTGATGCGTACCGTCGAAGCGATTGCCCGACGAGATTGCATCGAGGTCCGGCCCAGCATAGATGCCATTCGGGTTGTCCACCACCGCGGCCTGGGCCGCTGTCACCTGCGAACGCGTCGTGTTGCTGAACGTCGAGTGCTTGGCGATGAACAGCGGCGCCGTCAGCCCTGCCGCACGGATCAGCGCGATCATCGCCTGCAGCGAGGCGGTCGCAGATGCCTCGCTCGTGCCATTTGGGTTGTCGTTCGCGCCCAGGATGCAGAAGATCTGCGTGGCTGTGAGCCCCGCTGCATCCAGCCTGCGCTTCACGGGGAGGAAGCGGCCGCCGGCCGTGTTTACATTCGCATAGTCCGCCAGCAGGCTTCCGCCCACCCCGAACGGCACGCTGATGACACGGGTGTACGTGCCATCGGTGATGATCTTGTCGGCTGTGCGCGCGGCCACGCACCCAGAGGCGGGGATGGCGGTGTTGAGGTTGCACCCCAGCATGGGGTTTTCGGTGACGTACCCGCCGCCGTTGTAGACGTTGAGCTGGTGGTTCTTCGCTTGCGTGGGCGAGTAGGCACTGTTGGTTGTGTTCGAAGAGACGCTATCTCCGAAGTAGAGGATCACCCCCGTGCTCTCACCAGCCGTCAGGCGTGGCAGTACGGGGGTCCGGCTGCGATAGTCCCTGAACACGTACTGCTCGTAGCCGGGCAGCTCGGGCATGATGTACGGGTCGAGCGCTGACCCGCCGCCGATCATCGCGTTCATGGTTTCGGCGTCCTCAGCGAAAGCCTTGCGCGACGCGAACGCCATCGCCAAATGGCTTAAAACAATACGACGGGTAAACATAATAGGGCATGAGTAGCGCCATTGCTCCGCACGCGTCCAATCACATCTGCACGGTCCCGGAGATGCCGTTCTGCACGTACGTCGGCTGGCCGTTGTCGCCGTACCAGGTCGTCGTGCCGCTGGCGGAGGAGAGCTCCAGCCAGGCATAGAAGTGGTAGCCGAGCGTCGCGTAGGCCTCGTACTTGGCGAAAAGAGAAGCCTTTTCGTTGGCTGCCACTGTTGTCGCGCCGGGCGTCATCTTGGTCGCGGAGTTGGTGCTCGTGCTGTCGACGCCGATGCCGGCCGCGGTGAACACATTGCCTGCCGTGTTCGCGGCCTGTGCGTAGACCTCCAGGATGAGCAGATTCCCCGCGAGCCCGGTAAGCACCTCGACCTGGTTGGCCGAACTTGCCCTGGCCTGCCGGAACGTGGCGGTCGTATAGCTCCAGGTATCCGTGGTCTCCGTCGCGTTGCGCAGGAGCCGCGGCTTCTGGTTATAGGCATTGAACAGGAACCGCTTGGCGAAGCTATCTTCGGTCTGGCCGTCGGCCGTCATGCGCGACGAGCCGACATAGGTGGCCTGGCGTGCCGAGATCGAAACGGTGTTGCCGCTGGCCGAACCGAAGCGCAGCGTGATGGTGTTCTTGTTGACCCAGACGCCCTGATAGAGCTCGAGTTCGGTTGAAGCCGCACCCGTGCCGCGCGCGGTGTTCGAGCCCGCGCCTGCGCCGTCGTCCCACTTCGGCCCGCTGCCGAGGCGGATTGTGCCGCCGTCGTTGCACACGAACCAGTCGTAGTTCTTCGCGTTTGCGTGGTAGTTGGTGTGGCCCGAGTTGCTATCGAGGGCACACGACAGCTCCGCGGCGATCGTCGTGTTGACGAAGCGCGTGCCGTCGTAGATCGGCACGAACAGACCGACGGCCGGTGTGTAGTAGACCGTGGTGGCGGCCGTGACATCGGTAGTCGTGACCGCCGTGCCCGTGGTGAGGGTGAGGCGGCCCTGGGGCATGAATGGAATGGCCAGGCCCAGAGTGCCCGACGTCGTGATGGTGCCGCCGTACAGGCTGCCGTCGGTCGCAACGCTCGTGACCGTGCCAGACCCGCCCCCGCCAGCACCGCCCGGCGAGAACAGCAGGCGCCAGCGCGAGGACGTGCCGTCGTAGCGGAAGGCGATCGTCTGGTTGACGGCGATCGTCGTGTCGGCGCCGATGGCTAAGCGGTTGGCCGCTGTCGAGGCGCCGTCGCTGTCCTTGAACACCAGCGAGTTGGTGCCGCCGATGTTGTGCACGATGACGATGCGGCCATCGGCGCCGCCGGCGAGGCCCGTGATGTTGCGGTCCGCCGCGCCGCCATCGAGACGGATCACCGTGCAGGTCGAGAACCCGGTCGGCGCGTAGTCGTTGACCGCACCCGACAACGCCGTGGGCGTGATGGAGCCCGTGGCCTTGATGGCCTGCTGCAGGTCCAGCGTGCCGGTGATGACGGGGCTGGTGAGGCTCTTGTTGGTGAGGGTGTCCGTCGTCGCCCGGCCGACGAGAGTGTCGGTCGATGTGGGCAGCGTCAGCGTGCCGGTGTTGACGATGGTCGCGATGACCGGGGCCGTCAGCGTCTTGTTCGTCAGCGTCTGGCTACCCGTGAGGGTGGCAACCGTGCTGTCGATGGTGAACTGCGTGCCGGTGAGGGTCAGGCCGGTGCCGGCCGTGTAGGTGCCGGCCCCGGCAAACTGGCTCCAGGTGATGCTCGTGGAGCCCAGCGTGCCGCCCGTGTCGGCCGTGCACACGAAGGCGCAGTCAGCGAACGTGGAGCCCTGCTCCACGAACACGAAGGAGCCGGGCACCTCGGCCCATGCATCCATGTCCGTGGCGCGCGTCCAGGAGCCCGAGGCGACCACGTAGACGCCGTTCTGGCTGGCGGTCGACTGGTTCTTGACCAGCACGCGGTCGCCGATGCCGGCGGAGGTGCCATCGATCGTCTGCGCGCCCGACAGCGTGATGTTTGCCGTCGTGGCGCACTTGACACTCGGCTTGACGTCGAGGCCGGCAGCCACGCTGTCGACGTAGGCCTTGGTGGCCGCGTCCTGCGCGTTCGTGGGGTCGGGCAGGCCCGTGATGGCCGTGGGCGAGGCAAAGGTGCCGCCCGTGATGGTCTTACCCGAGAAAGTCAACGCGCTCGGTAGCGAGATTGTGGGGTTGCCCGAGGCACCGTTGCCGTTCGTGACGGTGACTTCGTTCGACGTGCCGGTGATGGTGCGGCCGATGGTGGCGTCCGCCACGAAGGTCAGCGTGCGCGCGGCGTCGCCCATCACGATGGTGAGCGTGCGCCCCGCGGTCAGGTTCTCCGTGTTTGCGACGGTGAGATCGAATGCGCCCGAACCCGTGGACCGGATGCCGAAGGACGTGATGGCGGTGTGCGTGCCGCCGACGTGCGTGCCCCCGGTGATCGCCGGCGACGTGAGCGTCTTGTTCGTCAGCGTATCGGTGGTGGCGCGCCCCACCAGCGTATCGGTGGCCGCCGGCAGGGTGAGCGTGCCCGAGGCAGCGGCTGCCGGCTGCAGCGTGGTGGTGCCGGATGTGTTGCCCGCGAGGGCGAGCGTGCCGAGCGCGGCGCCGGCCAGGCCCAGGGTGAGCGCCGTTGCGGAGAACAGCGCGCGCAAGGCACCGCCCACAGACACGCCGATGGTGTTGGCCGCGGTGCGGTAGAAGCCCGTGTCGGGATCGGCGCCGAAGGCGATGCCGGGCGCCGCGACATTGCCGGTGGGGTTCAGGTCGGCCGCGAACAATTCCCACACGGTCGCCCAGGAACCGCCGACACCTGGCTCCGTGGAAGCGCCCGAGGTGTGTGGGCTCGTGCAGCGGTAGTCGACCGCGTCGTGCCACACCACATCACCGACGCTGTAGCTGGTCGGGGCGGTCCAGTCCGCGGTCTTGTAGGTGACGCCGCCGGAGGCCTCTTCCACCGCGGCCATCCAGTCGCGCATGTCGGTCTTGATGACCTCGTGCGCGCCGGAGGAGGGGACGCCATCGGTCGCATACTCGCGCCAGATTTCGGCGCCGAGCTTGGTGAAAGACATCGGTCTACGTCTCCGGGATGGCTTGCGTCAGGATCACGGGATGATGGGTCTGGTCCCCTCCTCCTCGGAGGGGTCGAAGGCGTCGATTTCGTTGGGGTTCACGAGCACCCAGTCGAAGGTCACGCGGGCATTGAGGATGTCGACCTTGGCCTTGGTGATCTCGATCACCGCGTCCGAGAGGCCAGGATGCAGGCTGGACTGGACCGCGATCCAGCGCTGGCCGAGCTTGGTGAGACCGAACAGGTTGACGGCCAGCGTGCCGCGCAGGCGGGCCTGGTAGCGCGCCATCACCCGCTTCATCAGGCGGCGGCCCTGGCTGTGGCTCTGCACCCAGGTCAGCGTGCGGCTCTGCGGGCGGATGCGGCCGCTCTCCGAGATCGAGAGATCATCACTCCACGGATCGCCTGGGTGCTGCCGGTAGGCGTTCAGCGGTTCCGTGTAGGACCACTTGATCTGGTTGACGCTCTCCTCGTCGGCGACGCCGCCGTCGATGGAGAAGCCGACGATGTGCTCGTCCGTGACGGGAGCGCCTGTTGGCGCCTGGTACTTGCCCACCACGATGGTGATGGAGCCGTTGCCCATCTCCGTCAGCCAGCCGTCGCATGTCGCCAGAATTTCTGACAACACGTCGGCGTCGTCGGTGGTCATGTAGAACCACCCGTTGGAGCGATAGCGCGGCTCCGTGCCGCCGACCTTGGCCACCACCTCGTCGCAGATGTCCGCCTGCGCCATCAGGGCGGTAAGGTTGGGCGCGATGATCTCGTCCCAGTCGAGCGCCATGCCGTGATGGGCACTGGTGAGCTTGTCGATGGCCTGCAGGACCGGATTCTTCGAGACGGTCCAGGTGGCCGGGTTGTCCCGGCTCTGGGCCCCATCGCGGGGGTCGAACACCGCAGTCATGGTGGCGACCACGGACAGCTTCGGCAGGCCGCGCGGGAATACCTTCCAATGGTCTTCCAGCGGCACGTGCCGGCAGCGCAGGAAGGCACTGGCCTGGCCGTCGCCGCGGTGTGCGCTCGTCCATCCCAGCCCACTCAAGCCTGGCGCGCCGAACGCCGTGGCAGGATCGGTCCCGAGGTGGAACCCCATGTTGACGAAGTTGCCGAGCCCGATGCCGTAACGCTGGTCGGAGTAGCCGATCGCATGCACGTTGTAGGCGGCATTGACATCACCGGAGCCGTTGATCGTCACCTCATCCTCGTTGAGGTAGATGCGGTCGATGCTCGCCACTTTGCCGTGGTGCAAGGCGATGATGTCGTCGCTGTCGCCGTCGGAATTTACCTCGAACAGCATGTAGGCGCCGGCGATGCGGGCCTGGCCATAGCCCACCACGCGCGGCGGGATCTGCTGCCGCAGCGTGACGGCGCCGTCGGCGGGCTTTGGGGTAGCCGTCTCGACGCGCGAGGGCGTCGAGCCCATGGAGAGCGCGCCATAGAGCGCGGCCCCGCCGACGAGGGCCGTGGACCCTACGGCCGCACCGACCGTGATGGAGCCGAACAGGATGGTGCCTGCGATCTCGCCATATCCCAGGCTCGACAGCAGGATCAGACCGACCGTTTCAGCCATGTGCACGCGCCTCGAGCCGCGGCGCACGCCAGCCGAGCACGAACGGCGCCGGCGCGATGACGAGGCCACTGCCCGTCAGCAGCGCGAACTTGCCGTGCCCGACGAACACGGACGCGACGAGCTGCTGCCCGAAGCGCGTGGGCGAGCGCACGAGGGCGATGTCGCCGCGCGCCGCCCCGCCGACGCCCTGCCAGCCGAGCGGCGTCACCGCAGCGTGGATGAGAGGCGCCATGCCGCCGGCATTGTCGACGATCGTCTTGGCCTCGTCCGCGCTGCCGTAGGTGCCCCGCCACGGCGCTGCCGGATCGATGCCGTGCAACTCGCGCACCCAGTCGGCCGCGAACAGCATGCAGTCGTGCGTACCCCACGCGAAGCGCCGGCCAGTGGCCGCGGAGAGGAACGCCGGCAGCCGGTGCTCCATGTCCGTCACGAGAACCGCGGCCACGGCTTCATCGTCTCCTGGCTGTAGAGCACGGTGCGCTCGCAGAACTTGTCACCGGGGTGCAGAGCCTGCTGGTCCGCATCCGTCCAGTAGGACAGGCCAGGCCGGCGCCGGCCGGTGAGGAACGTGCGTGCGGAGATCACGACGGCGCGCGTGATGCCGTCCTCGCCGCTGTCCATCTCCACCTTCACGAAGTCGGCGATGAAGCGCCTGAGCCATGTGGGCTGGGCGATGAGCTGCCAGTTGGCATCGAACACGCCGACCCCGATCAGCAGGGCCGCACCCTTGACCTCGTCGGCTTCCGTGGACGCCATCGCCATGATTTCGGAGGACACCCCGGCCAGGGTGAACTCCACCCGATCGGCTGCACCGTTCACGAGCTGGTTCAGCGCCGGCAGGTTGAGCATGGTGCCCAGGCCCTTGTAGGTGGCGCCCGCGCCGTCGTCCGCGTCGATCCCTGCCACCGCATGGCCGACCCCCAGCCACAGGCGCACCACCGGATCGATGTGCAGGCGAAAGAAGATGCCGAGGCGCGGCCTCTGGGAGGCCAGCGCCTGGGCGACGGTGAGGGTCATGGCGCCGAGGATCAGCCGTAGAGCTTGTGCGCGCCGAGGGGGGCGCTGGCGCTGGCGGATTTTGCGCCGAAAAGCTCGCGCTTGCGCCTCAACAACGCAGAAGTGCACGCATTGAGACCGTCCATCGCGTCGGGCACGCTTCCTTCGATGTCCTGAAGCAAGCCCCCAAGATCAATCGCACGGCTAAGGGCGTTCTCAACGATTTGCAGTTCTTCGGCCGGCTCCAGGCCGTAGGATTTTGCGCTCATGTCCTTGTTCCTTCTCATTCCCAAGGCGGGAAGCTCTCGACGAACTTGGGGCTCGCCTTGCCGTAGGTGCGCAATTCGAGGGGTAGGTCCATCGCATCGGGGGACGCCAACTGCATCACGCACTTCGGGGTGTTGAACTCCACCCATTGCCCGGCCGGCGTTGCTTCCCGCAGAGGCGGGCGGATCGTGACCAGGGAATTGCCGTCGCCGTCGAGCGTCACGCCGGCGACCTCGTAGCGGCGCCAGGAGAAGGTCTGGTGCTGGATGGAGAACGTCTCCCCCGCCAGCAAGGGGCCGCCGGTCGCAAAGGTCATCAGCAATTGCGTGGCGCGCAGGTCGGCGCCCGCCGCCAGCGTCGCCTGGATCGGGCTGCCCTCGTATTCCGTGTCGTCCGATAGCGTGCTGTCGTCCGAGTTGGTGGACGGGAGGTCGGTCAGCGCCACACCGCCGACCAGCGGCCAGGGTGCCGTCACCACCTCGCGGCAGGGCATGACGATCGGCGTCGCGCCGCCGTCGAGCCGCGCCTTGATCGCCTTCCATGCCCGGATCTGGTTGGGCGTGGACACCTGCACGTCGTCCATGGTGGCCATCCACACGCCGCCGCCGTCCGTGCGGCCCACCTGCTGCACGCCCGAGACGCTGCGCCCGCCCGAGATGGTGCGTGCGCCCAGCTCCCACTTGAACATGCGGTCGCGGTTCAGCAGGTCCGGCCAGTGCAGCAGGGACGGGTAGAAGCTCATCGGCATCGGTCAGGCCCCCAGCAACTGCTGGCGGCGCGCCGTTGCGGCGTATCCGTCGGCGGCCTGCTGCTTGGCTGCCGCCAGGATCTGCCGGCCCGCCACTGCGATCATGCGCGCGATCGTCTCGTCGCCGTTGGCGCCCTTGAGGTCGACCGTCATGTTGATGCTGGTCGGCCCGCTCGCACGCCCACCCATGCGGCTGATGTCGGGGATGATGGTCCCCGACGAGCGCGGCACGAATAGCTCGGGCCGCTTCTCGCCGACGATGTAGGGCTGGCCGCCTGTCACATCACCGCCGCCGGCGCGGCCCGGGAGGATCGCGCTCAGCAGCGACATGAGGCCACCGCCGCCCGAGCTGCTGCCCGTGAGCAAGATCTCGACGCCCTTCTTGAAGGCGAGGCGGGCCAGGTCCTGCTCCAGCGACTGGATGAAGGACTTCCACTGGAACTGGGTGCCGGTGATCCACTGCGAGAAGGCGCTTTCCAGTGAGGAGGCGACCGTCTGTCCGACCTGGCGGAAGTCGTCGAAGCGCTGCTTGGCATCCGCTGCCGCCTGCGCGGCCCGGCCGATCGCTGCGGCCGAAGCGTCGATCGCAGCGCGCATGCTGTCGGAGAGAGGCACGCCTTCGCGCTGGGCTTTGTTGAGTTCGTCCTGCACGAACTTCAGGCGGGTGGCCTCTCCGACGGCCAACCCGAGCGAGCGCGACTGGAGGCTGTAGGCGGCGCCCTGCTGGCGCACCGCTTCGGCGAGGTCGTAGTTGAACTTGATGTTGGCGGCGAGCTGCGTCTGCTCGGCCTGCGCCTTGATCGCATCCTTGACCGCGTCGCTCTCCGCAGCGCCCGAGCGGCCTGCACCGTAGCCGTCCGCCATCGCGCGCCCGCGCTCGAGTGCGCGCTCGTAAGCCGATTTGCCCGCACCCATGCCGGCATTCGCCAGCGCCGTCTCGCCCTGCCGCTTTAAGGCCGCGGTGATACTCTCGACCGCCTGCTCGTAGCGCTTCGTGCGGTCGATCTGCTTCTGCAGGTCCTCGCCATCCTGCACCACGTCGCCATGGTGACGGGCGGCCGTCTCCATGGCCTCCTTCTCCTTGGCGTTGTAGTCCTCCCAGGCTTTGCCGCCCTTGGTGATGAGGTCGTTGAGGGCCTGCCGGTAGGCCTTCTCGTTCGTATCGAGGCCGATCAGGCCGTTGCGGAACTGGACGTTCTCGGTCTGCTTGGCCAGCGCGTCGAGCACGGCCTTGACGTTGTCGCGGATGCCGTCCCAGGTGCCTGCGAGTTTGCGCAGGGCCTCGCGGATGCCCTCCACCATGTCGTCGAACTTCTGTTTGATGCCGTCGGCGAACTCCTTGATCTTCGACTGCTCCTTTTCAAGTTCAGCAGGGTCGAAGAACACCACCGCCTTGGTGGCCGTCAGCGATTGCACCAGGCCATCGCGGAACTGCGAGGTGTATTTCTCGAAGTTGAAGTTCTCGGCGAAGGCCGACAGGGTGATCGCCGAAGCCTTCTTCGCGCTCTCCTCCAGCGCGCCCTTACCGCCCAGCATCTCCGCAACGTCGAGCACGGCAGAGGCGGATTGGCCGATCGGCCCCTTGCTCTTCAGCCAGGCGTTGAGCCGGTCCCAGCCGGCGCCGATGACGGTGAAGGACCTGTTGAACCCGTCCGTGAAGGCCTTCTCGAAGCCCTCTGCGCCCTCCTCGGCGGTGTCGGTGAACGCCTTGTCGAGATCGCGCATCTTCGAGACAAGCTGGCCGACAGAGCGGATCGCCTTCTCGATCATCGACCCGAAGCTCTTGTCGGCCTTGTCCGAGGCTTCCTCGAACTTCTTCCCCATCTCGGAGGCCGCGTTGACATGCGCCTCCTTCGACTGCTTCACAGCCTGCATGAATTGCGAGTTGTCCGCGGTCAGGTCGAACCGCAGAGCACCCGCTGAGATGTCAGCCATCGGGGAATTGAGCTTTCAGTTCTGCGAGGCGCTTTTGCGTCATGCCACGCGGCGCTTCATCGGCGCCGTTGGCCTTGCGGTAGCCGGCAACGGCCCGGTCCCAGGCGCGCAGGGACGTGCCCCAGAAGGTGTCCTCCGGCCAGTGGAAGACCCCCAAGGCGAGTTCCTGTGCCAGCTCGAGCCAGGCGACGATGGTTACCGCTTCTTCGCCTGGCCCTTCGGAGGGTGCGCGTCGGCGTCCTCCTTCTTGCCGGTCGGCTCGTAGCGCAGCAGCGCCGGCAACACGCGCTCGATCCACTGCGCGGCGTCCATGTCGGCGATGTCTTCGTCGGAGACCTCGACGCGGTTGGCCTGCAGGAGCGCGCGCGTGATCGCTTCCATGTTGGCGATCTTCTGCGCGGCTTCCGCGAGCGCCGGCCAGGTGTCGACGCCGACCGCTGCGCACATCATCGGAATGGCGCGCATGCTGACGCGCACCTGGTGCGTCTTGCCGCCGACGATCAGCTCCGCCTCGCCGGCCAGTGGATTGGCTGCCATGTGGTTCTGCCCCGTTGAATTGGGGGCGGGCTTGGTGCCCGCCCCGGTTGGATCAGGCGCGCGCGATGCCGCTCACGATCGGCTTCAGCCTCAGGATCGCGGCCGTCTTGGCGACGCCCAGGATCGTCACGAAGTTCGTGGAGGCGATGTCGGCATCCGGGCAGATCATGCCCGCGGTCGCGCTGACGCCGTAGGTGGTCCCCACGGCCAGGGTGGCGCCCAGGTTGATCTCGCCTTCGGTCTGCACCGCGGCTTCCTGGCCATCGGACCCGGCATTGAGGGCGATGCCGACGCCATACTGGCCAGCCTCGACCGCGGACACGTTGTTGTCGGCGAGCAGCCACTTGTTGGCGGCCGAGAGGTACACGGGTTTGCCCTGCGCGACGGTGGCGCCGAACTTGAAGCGCTTCTCGATGACGGCGTTGGCGCCGGCTGCCACGTTGGCAGCGGTTTGCGTGAGATCAGCCATGGGATTGGTCTCCGGGGGTGGGCTGTATCGCGATTAGGACTGCGCGGTGAAGGTGATCTGGCCGGCACTTTCCAGCTGCCAGGAGAAACTGACCTCGCCGCTGTGCTTGCCCTGCAGCTCTACCTGCGTGAGCTGGTAGAGCCCCTGAAACGTCCCGAGGCCGGGGACGATCACCTGCCACGGGCGGATCAGGTTGTTCATGGCGATGCCGATGATCGCGGCCGAGGGCGCAACGCTGTCAAAGGGGCCGTCGCCGGAAGCGGAGACGGATTTGATGCCCGCCCCCTGCAGCAGTTCGCGCCACTTGTCGGGGCTCGACTGGTTGGTGACCTCCGCCTCGCCGGTCCGAATGCTAAAACGCGTGGTCTGGACGCCGGCAGCCGTGACGAAGCTGCCAACATTGCCAGCGTCCACCTTGAACAGCATCTCGCTGCCAATCTGGTAGCTCATCTCGTTCTCCTAGTTCTGGGTGACGGCGCGGAAACGCAGCACGCCATGCCACGAGACGCCGTCTGGATCTCGAAGGGCAGGTTGAGTGAATTCGCAGCGCAGGTTCGCCATGGTGCCGGCGCTCATCGCGAGCGGTATGCCGTGCAGGACGCTGCGCACCTGGGCGACCACCTTCGCGCAGTGCTGTACGGCGGACAGGCCCAGCCACGGCTGCTCGGTGAACACGTCCACCTGGAAGATGTGCTCCTGCGCATCGCCCGAGGACGAGCCGTAGTCGTTGTTGCTCGGCAGGGCGATGAACACGTAGGGCGCGGCCTGGTTGTCGGGCACCTCCGTGAACACGCGGCCCGAGGATCCCAGCAGCGTGGTGAGCGCCGCGTTGTTGGCGAGCGCCGCATAGACCGCGGCCACCATCTGCACGGTGCGGTCGGTCACTTGGTCACGAACCTCGTGCGCCCGCGCTTGAAGGCCTCGCGGACGTAGAGCATGACGCGCTCACGGTTGCTGTAGACGGCCGGCGCCAGGAAGGGGCGCGCGGCCATGCGGCGGGTGCCGAGTTCCAGCCAGGCGGCATACTTGGCCACGGCGCGGATGATGCCCTGCACGACGCCGCCCGAGATCACCGCATCGCTGGAGATGGAGTTGAGCAGCACGCCGGTGTCGGTGGCCGGCGCCTCTCCCGGAGCCGACGCCTGGTGCGGCGGTCGCGAGCCGTAGGGCACCACCGCGCCGGACTTGGCGGTGAAGAACCGCGTCGTGTAGACGTGGCCGGTTTTCGGTCCCCGCGCGACGGAGCGCTTGGCCTCGTTCTCGATCAGCTTCACACCGAGCCGCATGCCGTCCAGCGTCGCCTGCTGGATCGCCCGCTCTGCCGCGGCAAGGTCGATCTCGTTGCCGGGCAGGATGGTCATGCGCATGTCAGGCGCCCACCTGCGTCTGCGTCACCTGCAGTTCCTCGCAGGCCCAGGTCGAGAACCGGCGCCGCTGGTCCTCGTTCATCTCACCCTTCAACTGAAAGGTCCGGTTGCGCCACACGATGCGGTCGGAGGGCAGCAGGTCGTTGCGGTAGCGGATCGTCACCTTGTGGGTGGCGGATGCCTGGATCTGCTGCCGGCGGAACTGCTCGCCGGCGCTGATCGGCTTCACTTCGGCCCACATGGTGGCGATGGTGGCCCAGGACTGGATCAGGCCGCCGATGTCGTCGCGCGTGGGCGTGTTGCGCTGGACCTGGACGCGCTCGCGCAGGGCGCCGACGGTGACGGTCACCGCAGCACCTTGTACTTGCCGAGCAGCATGGCGATGTCGCCGGGCATCTGGGCCTGCTCCATCGTGTCCCGGTTCTCGTACCAGCGGGTGGCCAGCAGCTTGATGGCCTGCCGGATCGGGGCGGGGACGTCCGAGGCGTTGTCGCCGTAGCCGGCGGTGAAGGTGATCTTGATGCCGCCGATCGCGCGAATGGGCGCGACGATGATCGGCCAGGCCGCGCCCTGCCGGAGGACCAGCCTGCCGAAGCCGCTCTCGACCGTGGCGTAGTAGTTGGACGCCGCGAACTCGGTGGCCGTGCCGTCTTCGGCGATCGTCTCGACCTTGGTGACCGCGCGGAAGGGCGCCTTGCGGATCTCCACCACGCCGTTGGACAGTAGCGAGATGGGTCCCTCGCGCAGGCCGTCCCACCACTCGTCCGATGCACAACCCGGCCAGCCATCGAGGGTCAGCGCCCACACCTCGGTGAGCAGCGCGCGCCCGGTATGCTGGGCCACCTGGGCGGTCGCGGCCGAGATCAGCCCCGGCAGGAAGTCGACGCCCTCGGGCACGCTGTCCAGACGGGCCTGTGCCATCATTTCATCGACGGTCACCGGGTTGCCCGCGGCGGCCGTCACCAGGGCCAGGGAGCCAATCTGAGGGCGGTAAGCGCTGGTGAGCATTTATTTGCCCCGCCGTGCCCGGATTTTGCTTGCTGACGCGCTCGGCGTTTCCGCGATACCCGATTGCGAGGGCTGGTTTTCGACCCCGCTCAGCGCCTCTCCGCTGGGTTGCACGTGAGCCTCTGCGGGATCGGCAAACCCGTCCCGGAAGTAGGCTTCCGCCAGCCAGTCCGGCAAATCGTACTCGTGACCCTCCAGATAGGTGACCTCATACGAGCCGGCGAAGGGGATCGCCTTGTCGGTCCTGAGCATGCGAACCCGGATGGTGGGGACCGTCTCGGGTTCGGGCTGGATGCCGTAGTGCATGGGATGCTCCAGAGGCGAACGGGGCCCGAAGGCCCCGCTCTACGTCGATCAGTTGGCGGTGCCGACAACGCGGGGCTTCTTCACCACCAGAACAGAGACCGGCGTGTTGCCGGAGTTGGCTGTGGTGGTCGGCGTGATGGTCAGCTTCACCCACCGTTTGATGCCGGCATAGCCGATGGATCGGACCACGCCGTCGTTGGCGAACGTGAAGCCGGCCGCGGCCAGGGTGCCGTACAGATCGGTGCCGGTGGCCTCGGCGCTGTCGGTGATCGACGTGGGGGAACTCTCGCTGTCCACCGCGTCGCCATGCTGTACGGTCACGGCGTAGACGGCATCCGCATCCGACAGGGTGCCGGTTTGGATTACGAACTCGAGCCCCACCGCATCGGCCATGTCGATGATGGCGGTCGTGAGTGCAGTGGTGCCGAGGTCGGTGTTGGCGGCGGGCGCGAGGCCCGTCAGGTACGAAAGCGTGTTGTGAAGGTCTTTCGGGATCATGATCCCAGTCTCCTATCGCGAGTGAGGGGAGAGCGGGGCGCCGTGGCCCCGCTCGTTGGCTTGGGGCCGATCAGCTCAGCTTGATGAACTTGATGGCGTCGCTGTCGCGGACAGCACCACCGACACGCTTGAAGCTGTAGAACTTCACCTGTCCCAGCGTGGTGATGTTGTCGCGCAACTGGCGAATACCCTGCCGGTCGATGATGATGTAGGCCCGCGCCCAATCGGCGAGGACGAGGGCAAGGGCGCCCGTCGTGCCGACGCCGGCCATGTCCGCGAACTCGTCGAAGGGATAGCCGAACACGAAGTCGACGATGCCGTTGGCGGTGAGCCGAGCGTCGTAGATGTAGTTCTCGTTGGCGTCCTTGAACTTGCGGATGCCGCCGAGCGTGAGGCGGTTGCCGCCCCAACGCAGGTTCCGGCGATAGTCCTTCTTGAACTTGTAGATCAAGTCGAACAGATCGTCGGCCGGATTGACGTGGGTGGACGTGTTCAACGCCTTGAAGGCGCCGTTCGATCCCGTCGCGACGTGCTCGATGGTCCCGAAGGCCCGCGAGCTGTCCGCTGTGGCCGCCGTCGTGTACGACGTGAAGCCGCGCGGCTTAGACACGCCATTACCGGTGACGAAGGAACCATTCTCCTGGCGGGCGAACTCCTCGCCTGCCTTCACGTCGAGCCAGCCCTCGACGTCGCGCCCGGCGTCGTCGAGCAGGTTCTGGGTCGACTTCAGCAACGCGTACATCTCGTGTACGGGCACCGAGAACATGCCGAGGCCCGGCGTGTTCGTCTCGCTGCGGGTCGATTGCTCGCCGACCCAGCCCGAGCTAGCCTCGTCGCGGTCGATTGGCTCTTCCCAGAGGTTCGACGTAATGCTCTCGACGCGAGCGCCGGCACCACGCAGGTCGCTCGTCTCGTAGACCTTCGTGAGGGTCGTCGAAGCGCGGGCCGGGTCGACCCAGAAGCCGCCATCGGTGGCGACGCCAACCGACAGGGCCTTCATCTCCTCCGGGTCGAGGGCCTTTTCGGTCCGCCGGAGCATCTTGCCAAAGGCCGCTCCGTAGTCCTTCCGGAAGGCAGCCGCCTTGGCTTCATCGGCTGGCGCCGCCACGCCCTTGCCTGTGAACCACTCGGCGACCTCGCGGTTGTGCTTGCGGTCGAGGTCCTTGGCCTTCTTCTGCTCGATAGTATCGGCGACGACGGGACGGTTCGCCTTTTTGTGAAGCGCGTTGATCTCGTCGTCGCGTTTCTTGATATCCGCCTTGTAGTCGTCCTTGAGCTTGTCGAGGGCGGCGTTCACCTTGGACCACTCGTCCTTGGTGACGGCATCCTCGCCGCGCTTTTTGGACTGCTTCTCCAACTCTTCGACCTTGGAAAAGAGTGTCGACTTGATCTCTTCCAGGTGTCGCACGACTTTGTCGATACCATCCAACGGCATGTGGCTCGCTCCTAGCGAATAGCTTCTTGGAAACGCCGAAGCTTGTCGCAGAGGAGCGCGGCCGCATCGGCGTCGGTGGCTGTACTCGCCACCTCGCCAGCAGCATCCCGCTTGCTTTTGAGGAGTGACTTGAACCCATGTTCGATCACATGGGCAGCTTCCGAGCGTGACAGCTGCGCATCCCGCTGCAGCAGACGCTGGAACTCTCGCTCGGTAGGCAGATGATTTGCCTTGACCGAGCTAATAACAGCTTCCTCGTTCATTGGGAACATGACGACGGAAATTTCTTTGAGGTCGACGCTCTTCAGCAACCGGATGTGCGGGTTGCCGCGGTCGTTGTCGGCCTGGAGGACGCGGTAGCCGATGGAGAGGCTGTCGAGCACGCCGGCCTTGATGAAGCCGTGCACTTCGCGCGCCTTCTCGCTCACGTCGATGAGGAGCCGTCCGGTCGCGAGAAGGCCGCGCTCGTCTTCCTGCAGATCGGTCCACACGCCGACGGGCTCGTAGCAATTGTGCTCGTAGAGCATCTTCACCTGGCCGACGTCGCGGCCCGAGAGGGAAGCCGCGAAGGCGCCCTTGACCACGATGTCGCCGCCCTGATCCTCGTTCCCGAAGGTCGAGGCATAGCCCTTGATGATGCCGGTCTTCTCGTCGAGATCGGTCGGGGCGAACTTCGTGAACTTGTATTCGAGGCCGGCGGTGGCCTTCGTTTGCAGCATCTGCATGGTGCTCATCTCAGCTTGTGACTTCCGCGGTCACGACGGTGACCCAGCGTTTCGGGGGAAGGCGGCGATAGCGCTGCCGCTTGGGGGGCTTGTCGATCTCGACGCCGGCATCGTCCTGCACCTCGCCCCAGCGGGACTGGTCGATGCCTGTGATCTGCAGGGTGACGTCGAGGACGGTGATCTCGGTGGCAGCGGGTGCCAGCCCCATTACCTTGGTGCCCTCGGGCACGGACACCTCGACCACGACGGGCCGGCCGAACAGGGGAAATGTGTCCTGCAGCCCGTTGCCGGTGATCAGGCGCGGGTCGAGCCAGCCGGTGAGGCGGTCGATGTCGATCGTGGTGCCGATCTGGTCCTCGATGTCTGCGGCGGATGCGAACTCGGGCAGCCCGATCTCGGTGCCCGTGGTGTAGAGCGTGACTGGATCGGGCAGGCGGCCCAGGTCTTCGGCCAGGCCAAAGAACTGCTCGCGCTCGTCGAGGTCCACCACCAGCTCGGGCGTGGTGCGCTCGTCGGCGCCCATGTCGCCCAGGATGGGCTCGAGCAGCATGCTGCATCGGCAGTTGATGGTCTGCCCCGGCGGGGCCTGGGGATCACCCGGCATCATCATCTCGACGCCGCCCACGCTGAAGTGATCGAGCAGGTCCACCACCTGGCCGTTGGCTGCGGCGTGGTCCGCGCGCGTGCGGGCGTCCTCGGTGCTCAGCCACTCCTTCGTGAACTTGAAGGGCGAGGCCTCGGCCGCTGCGAACTGGCCCATGTTGGCGGCGGTGTGCGTTTCGGTGCGGGCGATGCGGCGGGCGCGGTAGTCGGCCATCTCGCCTGACGTGGCTTCCTCGATCGCCGCCGCGATCTCGCTCTCGCTCCAGCCTTCCTCCACCGCACGGCGCAGGATGTTCGCGATGGCCTGGCGCAGGCTCTCGTCGATGCCGGTGATGCGCCGTGCGGTGTGCTGGCCCATCACTTCGGCAACGCGCCCGTCCAGGTCCTCGAAGGCCTTCGTCTCGAAGGCGGGGAGGCACTTGGGGTGCTGCGCCAGCTTGTGGGCGAACTCGCGGGCGGTGGCGGTGAGTGCAGGGCGCAGGACGGAAGCCAGCCGGCCCTTCACCTCGCCCAGCGCTTGGTCCAGTCCCGTCTGGCCGTGGTCCCGGTACATGCGTGCGGCATGCTTGCCGGCCGAGGTGATCGTCGCCACCAGCTTCCGCTCCAGCGCCAGTTCGTGCGAGAGCACCAGGCGGGAGTGCAGGGCGCGCTCGTGGTGCTTGGCCCGGTCGAGCGCGGGGAGGGGGCGCATGGGAGGCTGAGAGGTGCGTCAGCCGTAGACCTTGTGGGCTCCGAGGGGTGCGGCCTTGGCGTCGATGGGGCGGCTGTCCGAGTTCTCGCCATAGGGGGCGCCGATGCGATCGAAGAGCGACTGCCGCGCGCGAGCTTCGCGCATAGTGCGGTTGTTGCTCTCGATCAGACTGTCGAGGGTGTTGGCGGCTCGATCGAGAACCGTGCCGATCTCCTGCCAGAACGAATTGTCGCCACGCAGCGAGGCGCGCAGCTCATCGTTCAGCCGTTGCATCTGCGCGATCAGGTCGCGCTGCTCGGCGTAGCGCTCCGCGTAGTCGTCGACCTCGCGCTGAAGCAGGTCCAGCTCTTCGTTCGTCATCTTGGTGAGCGTCTTGCTCATGGCAGATCGTTCCTCTGATGCAATGCGTTGGAGGGCACGCCTACGCCCTTGCCGGCATCCTTCGGCTTGGGTTTGCCCTGGGGTGGGGTGGTGTCTTCCTCGTCGTCGGCAGAGCCACCCTGGATAGTATCGGGCGTACCGAGGGGAAGCTGGCCGGCGCCGATGTAGACGTCGTCGCCACCGGGCACGTTGGAGTAGCCCACGGCCTCGCGCTTCTCGTTGATGGACAGGAAGGTGCAGGCCTGCAGGCCCTGCCACATGTCCTTGCGCACACCGGCGAGGGCTTCGAGGCCGTCGGTGTTCACCTCCAGCACCACGTCCTTGCCGAGCTGGTGCGCGAACCAGTGGGTGAGCTTCGCCGCGATGTGCTTGGCGAGCGGGATGACGGTGTCCTGATAGAGCGCCTGGCGGGCTTCCTGATAGTTGGAATACGTGTTGTCGCCGGGGATGCCCAGGAGCTGCGGGGGCACGTTGAGCGTGATGGCGATCTCGCGCGCGGCCTTCAGCGCGCCCTCGACGTACTGCATCTGCTCGGGGTTGAGGCCCATCTGCTGCCAGCCGAGCCCTCCTTCGAGCACCATCGGACGGCCGGCGTTGCGCGAGCCCTGGATGTGCTCCTGCAGCTCGCGCTTCAGGATCTCGCGCTGCTCGGTGGAGAGGTTGGGGTCGCCTTCCTTGGGCGCGAACACGAACGCGCCCGAGGGCGCACCGGAGTTGCGCAGCAGCCCGAGGTTCCAGGCGCTGGCCTCGTTGACGATATCCACAGCCCAGGCGCAGGGCTGCAGCGGGCTCATGCCGTACCAGTCGTTGAGCGGGTTCGGCGTCTTGTGGTGCAGGATCCGGCGCACGCCCGTCTCGATGTTCACCTCGATGCGCCGGGTGGCGCCGCCGACGCTGTACTCGTAGGCCTTGGAGAAACCATCCAGGCCCGGCACCACGCGCGTGCGATCGGTGCGCAGCACATACAGTTCCATGCGCTCCGGGTTGTCCTCGCCGGTGCGCTCGACGAAGGCGTTGCCCGTGAGCAGGAAGTTGGTCACCCAGGTCTTCAGGAACTCGACGCCGTCCTGATCGGGGTTGGGGTTGCGCAGCAGGTCGAGCACGGCATGCTCCTCGACCTCCTTCCGCTTCTTGCCCTTGCCCTGGTAGGCGATGATGGGGATGGTCGCGACCGAGCGCGCCACCAGGTCCACCGCGTGCTGCACGATGGGGTTCTGCTGGTAGCCCTCGCGCGCGAGCTTCTCGTAATCGACGCCGGGCCACACCGGGCGGTCGACAGCCAAGCGCGCGATCATGGCGCCGACGGCTGACGCCTTGGCTGCGAACGTGCGCGAGCGGCCAAGGATGGCCTGGCGGAGGTCGGAGAGGTAGCTCACGTGGGTCTCACAGGCTCCAGATCTTGGGTTTGGCTGCGGGCACCCCGAGCATCAGCTCGGTGATGGCCCAGACGAGGGCGTCGAGCCGGTCGGGTGAATACCCGGCCGTCTTGCGGTCGAAGTCGGTCGTGAAATCGCAGTTGTGCGTCAGGATGCCGTTGGCGAAGAACTCGTGCTCGCCGACGACCTCAAGATTGAAGACGCTTTCGGGTGACGTATGCAGCGTCGCGACACTTCGGACCGCAATACATTCGCCTCGGGTCGCGTGCGGTGTAGCGCGCTCCACACTTCTGACAGGTGCGCTCGACAATGAGTTGGGCAGATTTGAACCGGCGCTCGCATTCCAGATTGCAGAACTTGCGGCGGTTCTTGTACGGGGTGCGCCCTGGTTTCCCGCAGTGGGCGCAGGCGAAGGCATGCAGCACCCGCTTCGCCCAATTCTTCTTAGCGCGCTCGCTGCGCCATTCGTGGCCAAGGGTGAGGAAACCACGAGGATCATGGCTTCCCACATGCTCTTTAGGAGTGAGACACCGAAGGTTGCCCAGTCGGTTATTGCCTGGGTCGCCATCGACGTGATGGACGTGGTGCCCATCCGGGATCGGCCCACGATGGGCTTCCCATATTGCTCGGTGGAGCAGTTTGCCCTTGGCGTTCCGATAGTGGCCGGAACGCATGCGATGGTACCAGCGGCCTCGCCACGCGACGGGACTGCCATGCTGGCCATGCTGGGCCTTGCGCTTAGGCGCATCCCAACTTGCACACTCGATGCAGGCACAAACTGCTGCGTGTCCGCGTTCAAGATCGGATGATTTGGCGTGCAACGAAGCGTTCTCCCGTCCGTGGTTTCGATTACCACGAACACGGAAGAACAGCCAGTTTCGCGTGCGATTTTAACAGGTCTTAGGCCTGCTCGCGTCATGACGAGATCGCCGCGCGCCACGCTCTCGATCGGCACCTCGCCGCTCGCAGTCTCGACCAGCGTTCCTGCGGCAAGGCACATCTGGTCTTCGAGGGCCTTGAAGTAACCGGCGTGGTGCACGCGTCCTTGCTCGTACAGGTTGGACACAGGCTCGGCCCGAACGACCTTGCCGCGCGTGGCGTAGACCAGCTTGACCGGGATGCGCGGGTCGATGTTCTTGATCACCTGCGTGATCATCTCGCCGCCCTGGTTTGCTTCCGCGACGATACAATCGGCTCCGCGGGTGACGAACACGCCGATGGCCTTCTCGGCCCATTGCTTGGGGCTCAAGCCCCGTTCGGAGGCATCCTCCAGCACGTAGGCGTGGCCCTTGGCGCGGCCGGCGGCGATGATGCCGCATTCGTCGGCGTTCTCGCCGCTCGTGACGGGCGGGTCGATCGCCACCACGATGCGCTCGAGGTCGGGCACCTTGTCGGGGTCGACGCGGTGCTCATCGATCCGGCCGAGCGTCCACAAGGCGCCGGGCTTGTCGGTCAGGATCTCCGCCTCGAGTTCCTGCCGGCCGAGGCGGGTGCCGAGATACTTCTTGCGCAGCTCGTCGAGGAAGTCCTCGGCGAGGTTGGCGGCGTTGGCGAAGGTCGAGCCGCGGGTGATGCGTACGAGGGGCGATCCGTCCCGACCCTTGCGCTCGTCCGCCATCAGGTCGCGCAGCATCTTGGCAGGCGTCGGCGTGGTCGTAATGACCGTGCGCGGATCCTGGCCCAGACGCAGGCCCATGCGCAGCATGTCCCAGGCTGCCTGCATGCGTCGCCACTTCAGCAACTCGTCGCACCAGGCCGCGTGGAACTGAGGCCCGCGCAACGATTGCGGGTTGTCGCCCGAGTAGAGTTCGGCGAGCGAGCCATTGGGCCAGAACACCGTGCCGCCGTTCTTGGCCGGCTTGAACTCGCATTTGAACCAGGGCTTCTGGGTCGCGAGAATGCCGCTGTCACCGGCGACGCAGACCTTCTCGGCGTCCTCCTTCGTGGCGGCCACGATGGCGATGCGCGCGCCTGCGTTCTGCAGCGCGTACTCGTGACACCACTCGGCTCCGACGCGCGTCTTGCCCCAGCCGCGGCCGGCGAGGGCCAGCCAGATGCGCCAGAGGCCAGGCGGCGAGAGCTGATCGTCGCGCGCCCAGAACTGCCAGTCGTGCTCGATGAACTCGAGCTCGTCGGCCGAGAGCGTCGCGAGGAACTTATCCCTTTGCGCTGGCGGCAGAGATGCGAGCGAACTTGCTCGCAATTCCACGGCGGACCTCATGCAGGTTCACGTCGAGCGGGCCTTCGCCGTCGGCACCCGCGATCGGCTGCACCGGCAGGCCCCAGGCTCGGTTGAGAATGGCGATGCTGGCCTGGATCGAGGCCTTCGCATCGTCGCAGGCCATCCAGTGCACCAGGCGCGCGACGGCGGCTGCGGTGTGCGCGCGGGCCAGCTCCTGCACCTCGTTGAGGCCCTTGGGCCTGCCACCGGGGTTGCCGCTGACGCCCTTCTGAAAACGCCCGCCCTCGGCCCTGTTCGGGGCCTGTTCTGAGGAGGCCGCAGACTGGCTCCCGCTCTTGGAATTGCGGCTCCGCTTGGAGCTGTTCGCAGTCCGTTGTGAGCGAGGCTTCGTGCTGGGTTTCCGTGCCATGATCTGTTATGTTGGGCGCGCCCAATGCCGTGCCGGAGTGGCTTAACGGTGACGTGCGCGAAGACCTCTTCCGTGGGGCGCACCCCGATACGGCGGAGGCCGTGGGTTCGACTCCCACCGGCGTTGCGGTCATCTGAGAGAGGGAGGTGGAAATGAAAAACCCCAGCTCGTGGGCCGGGGTTGGGTGCCTGTGCGGGCATTGTGGATGCGCGAAGCACCACCATAGATATTCGCTAGGTGATTTGTCCGCGCGGCGTCAAGCTCTTTTATCCGTGAGCCGACTGTTGGGCACGCGGAGGCGATGCAACTTTCGTTGCTCCTCGGCGCGGGCGTCCGCTTCCTCCAATTCGCGGCCGCGGGCGATGTCCGCGCGGTGATAGATGGAGGAGAGGCGGATGCAGGCGATCTTCAGCGCGCCGAAGGCGAACCAGCGCGCGTGCTCCTCGGTGTTGGAGCGGCCGACGCGCTTACCGAACTCGACGACGCTCAAGGGGTGGGTGTCGCCCGGCAACGGTTGCTCGAGGATCAGCACCCACACCATGGCCTGCAGCTCGCGCTCCAGATACTTCCACACGGAGAAGAATTCCTTGAGCGCGCGCTCCTGCTCCGGCGTGATCGGCGTGCGCTCGGCGGGGTTCGTTGCGCGGCCGCTATCGCCGTAGTTCATGACGCCCTTGCTGCCGCCGGCATCCTTGAAGGCGCGGCGCAGCCGGGCTGCAGCCATGTACTGCCGGGCGTCCGTGATGTGCCGGTTGTGCAGGGCCTGCACTGGCCAGTGCCAGCGGTGGCTGATGGCTTCCGGCTTGCCGTCGGCGCCGAGCACGATGGTTTTCTCCGGGGCCTGTCCTGCTGCGGCAACACGCTCGCGGGTCGGGTGCGTGCTCCACGGCTCGGGCTCGCCGGCCTCGGACAGCGCGCGCACGCGCTTGCTCAGCGACTTCAGCAGGCGGCGGCCGTCGCGGGTGGCGAGCTCGCGCTGCTCCGGGGTGCCGGGCTCCTTCACGCGCTTCAGGACGGCCTCCAGCTCCTTCCCCATGCCGGTGATCAGCTTCTGAAAGGCCTCGCGCTTGGCCTTCATGGAGGAGGAGGGGTCTGTCACTTGTTGGCCCACATCCAATGTTCAAGCACCAGCAATGCCGCGAACGAGAACCCGACCCGCCAATCCCCCTGGATGTGGCCGGCGATGTAGCCCCAGAGGGTCAGGATTGCGATCCAGCCGGGCCAGTTCACCGCATCGCCTCCAGCTTGATCGGCTGCATGATCCTGCAGTCCCCGTCCAACACCCCACAGAGGGTTGCGAAGAAGGCGATCACGACGGTGACCGCGAAGGCTGCGGAGAGGGTGATCAGCTCGGTGCGGGTGAAGGGGATCATGCGGGCACCTTCGTCCAAGTCACGCGCTCCACGGCGCCGTCCGCGCGGCATCTGATCTCGGCGACGTACTTCGGCGGTTCGGCATTAAGGCCCAGCGTTTCGAACGCTGGATGGGCGGCGATGTACTCGATCTCGTTGCGGTGCCACATCGCCTCGGCGCGCAGCACGAGCATGTCCCGCAGGACAGCGCGCGCCTGGTCGGGGCACTCGTCGACCATGTGGCGGTTGAGCGTGAACTTGCCGATCCGGTTGTCTCGCATCGCCTACTCCTCCTCGTCCACGCCCAGGCCGGACTTCCGCTCGAGTTCCAGCAGCGCGAGGCCGACATGCCCGCGTGCCTTGCCGGTGGAGCCGGCTTCCATGCCTTCGGATCGGACCAGGAAGGCCTTGGCCTGGCGCAGCGAGTGCACGGCCTGCCGGGCGTAGAACTCGGCGTCTGCGACATTGCGCGGCTTGGGGCCTGAGCCCGTGAAGTGCACGGCGTGGTGGAGCTTGGTCATGCGGCCCTCGGGGGTTTGCGCAGCTCGATGCGCGCGCGCGTGACGCCTGGGAACTCCATCGCGGCGCAGGTGGCGAGATCGTTCTCGAAATTCTGGGTGATGTGGTTGCGGTGGACCGGGGCAGGCACGGTGACGACCAGTTCGCTGCCGACCAGCTCACGGCACAGCACATCGGCAAACCAGGCGTCGAACACCGCTCGGCCGACGCGGTTGCGCAGCCGGTCGTGCAGGTTGCGCGTATGCTCGGCCATCTGCGGGTCCATGGCCCGCATGGCCTCGGCTTGGCGCGCGAGCGTCTGCGAGTTGCGCTGCACGGCAACGTCGGTCTTGGCTTGCTCGCAGAATTTCAGGCAGTTCGGCCGCGAGGGCATCACGTTGCGATCGTCCAGCGCGATCTCGACGGCGCGCTGCAACACGGCGATTTCGTAGTCCTTGGCGCCCAGCCCGTCGCGGATGCTGGCCAGGAAGGCCCGGTAGTCCTCGACGCTGCGGGCTCGCTGGGTGGCCTTGTGCAGGGGGCCGACGAACAACTCGACCACGTAGCGGTACTCCGGGCATTCGTCCCAAAGCTCGGCGATCATCAGCCCGAAGGCCTTGTGCACCCGTTCTCGATCGGCCTTGTGGATTTCTGGATCGTCGCCTTGCGCGCTCGCGCGCTCGCGCGGTGTGGGCGGTTCTATGGATAGTTCAGGTGGACTATTCTGGTGTACCTCCTTCACTCGGTTTTTGCCCTGAGGTTCACGCGGTGACGGCGCCAAGTTCACGCGGTGCTCATCTGCACCGCGTGTATCTCCTTCACTCGGCTTGGCCGCGTGTACCTCCTTCACATGGTCCGCGCCGCCTTCGCCGTCATCCACAGGGTCGGCTTCGTCGTTGGCGGGTGTGGAAATCCGCTTCGGATCGCGCATGAGAACGGCGTTGTCGGGGAAGCGCGGGAAGTAGGTCGAGCGGCGATAGCGGCCATCGGGGCCGCAGGGTTCGCGCTCGATGCGCAATAGGCCAGCCTGCTCGGCGAGCGCCAAGTGCGTGGACACCGACTTGTTGCTCATGCCGCTGTCTTCGATCAGCGTGCGGACAGACGGATAAGCACCTTCGCCCACGTCGGAGACGTAGTTCGCGATGCAGTTGCAGATGTGCTTGGTCAGGGCTGGCACGCGCGCCTTTCGGATCGCGTCGCGCCAGGTCCAGACCGGCACCTCGATTTTCTTCTCAGTCATGTTCCACGTCGTTTCTGTGCATCAGCCAGGGTTGCGATTGCCGACCGTGCCAGGACGTGGTACCCACGCTTAAAGGTTCCTTGGACGGACCTCGATCTCGAAGAGGCCCTAGCGGTTGCGCGCTGGGGCTTCTTTCATTTCATCACCCGAACTCACGATCCTTGCGCTCTTCCAGGCGCCACTCGTCCAGCGGCGTCATTTGCGCCCCCTCTTGCGGCGTTTCCGCTTGCGCTTGCCGGCAGCACGAACCGCTGGAGATGGAAGGCTGCGATCCGCGCTGCCGGCGGTGGATTTCTCAGGGCGCGCGAAGGTCCACAGCCGATGCCGCCGGGTGGTGCGCTCGCCGTGCTCGTCGAGCACCCACTCCTGCACCTTGGTGACGCCTGGCTCCTTGACGAGAGCCGCGAGGAAATCCTCGTCGTGCTGCAGCGGTACGCGGTGCTCGATGCGCTGGGACCAGTCGGCATAGATCTGGAACACGTCCGCGGAGCGAAAGCGGATGCCGGCTGCGGCCTCCATCATGTGGCGGGCGAAGAGGCGCGCGGCGACGGCTGGCGTGCGCGGCGCCTTGAGCCGATCCGGGATCGGATCGTCGATCTCCTGCAGCTCGACGGCCGCGGGCGGGGTCGTGTCGGAGGGCGTGTGCACGGGGCCGCTCAACAGGGCGATCGGTGGCAGGCCCTGAGCCCGCCCCATGCCCTCGTGCGCACGCCCCCGCAGCGCGAAGGGCACCGACAACAGCGCGAGCCCGAACCATTGATCCCACGACATGACACGCAGTCCTCGCGTTGGCTTCTACTTGTAAAGATCATGCGCGCCCTTCGGGCGCGACTTGGGTAGCGGTGGTGGCTTCACCGGCTGCTTGCCGATGTGGTCATCGATCCGCTGGACGCGCCGCGTAATCTTTCCATGATCGTGAATGAGCGTAGATCGGATGGTCGCGAGAGCGACGTGGTCCCCGGCAGCAATCGCCTCCTCGATCGCCGCATCCGCGCCTCTGGCGCTGCGATCCCCGTTCAGGTAGCGGCGATATGAGGAATTTGGATTGTCGTTCAGCGAGCCACCTCCACTGCCCCCCCCGCTCCAGCGGCCACTCTCGTCTCGGGGCTGATCGTCATCGTACTTCCGGTCCATAGCGTCGTGCTCGCGTTGGCGGGGTTGGAAGAGGACGCGGGACGCTACGGGGAACGGAAACTCGACGATGCGGGTCTACTTATGTGCACCTGCGATGCAGGGCGGTTGTCACACGTTCAGTTGTCGGACATAGTTGTCGAGTTGCCTTGTCGACTTACATTCGCGCGGGATCATCCTGTTATGCGTCTCCCTGCTCACGCCACTTGCCTACGCCGACCTCGCGGCGACTTGCCTTCCGAATGCTCTGCAAGAAACCTGCGTATCCGCTCAGCCGTTTCCAGTGTGCATGAGCTGCCGCCGCGCAATCGCGCGACGAACTTGCCGTCGTTCACCGTCAGGTGACCGAACGTACTGTCCTTCATTCCTGACACGGCCAGGAACTTCTCGACTTCCGACAGCAGTGTTTGCTTCGCGTTCATGAATGTGACTATATGGGGCAATTGCCCCATGGGCAAGAGGCAATTGCCCCAGGCATTTCCTGACAAGGCAAATGCGAGTAATCACGCGCCATGGCGACGTGGCGCGACAGACTTAGGGATCTGATTGAAGAGCGAGGGCTCTCGATGAAAGCCTTGTCTCTGCGCGCTGGACTGACAGAGAGCGGTATTCGTGATGCGATCGGGCGTGGGCGATCGCCATCGATCGACAACTTCGTGAAGATCGCTGAGGCCCTGGGCGTCTCGCCGGTCTACCTCCTGCAGGGCGATGAGCGCTTTCGCCTGAAGGTGCCCATCATCGGTACTGCCAGCAGCCACGATATGTGGGTGCCGTCGAAGGTCGGCAAGGCTGCCACCAATTTCGATCTGGATGTAGCCGGTGGGGATATGATCTCGATCCGCATCGAGGGCGACGGGATGTCCCCAGTCTATCGCGATGGCGACGAGCTGGTCTGCCAGCGCCGCTCCGGCGGCAACGTCGACAACCTTGTCGGCCTTGACTGCGTAGTGGAGACGACGGACGGGCGCCGCTACGTGAAGATCATTGCGAAGGGCACCGGCATGAACGTCTATAATCTGCGGTCGTTCAACCCCGTCGTCAGGGATGTGGAAAACGTGGCGATTGCGTGGGCTGCGCCGATCCTGGTGGTGAAGCGGGCTAGCGTTTAGCGGCGCGGAGATCGTCGATGCCAATTTGGGCGCGCTGGCGAACGCCAGCATAGCCCGAACCGACGTAGACCTCGACGATGAGATCGTAAAGCGCCCGCGCCTGCTCGGCGCATCCCTTGCGTTTCGCGGCATCGGCCACATCTGCAAGCCCGATCGCGGTGGCGAGCCGCTGCGAGAGGCCTAGCTTATCGTTCTTTGCCACGCCCTCAGACAGCCCAACCGCACGCTGGAACGCGGTTTTAAGGTTCGCGCTCTTGCAGTTGCGGGCCTTCTCTGCCTGGAAGGCCTCCAGGGGCTCGTAGACGATGCGCATCATGCGCTCGTTGGCTTCGCGCTGCATCCGCTCGAGTTCGCGATCGACCGCTGGCTGGCTGTAGGACGGGCCGGAAATGAGGCAAAACGTGAGAACGAGGGCGGGCCATCTCATAGCAGCACTCCTAGTTGCCAGCCGTGCGCATCCGACAATAGTCAGTCAGCTGGCGCCCGTTCTTATCAGTTTTCGAGGCGTGAGCTATCCACACGCACGAACCCGTGCACTTGGGTTTCTTGAGGCCCACGCACCGTGATGCGGCGGCTTTCTCGACGGCGGGCTTTACGGCGATCGGCTTTTTTGGCCTCGGCAGAGGCAACGTGCATGGCGGGACCGCCCGTATGGGCGGCGTAGCCGACGGCGGCAAGTCCAGACAATCTGGTCTCTCAATCTCTACCGCCCGCACCGCTTCGCGCGGAGGCTTCGGTGGAGACTTCTCAATCGCGATCCTTGGCAGCGTCTCCATGGCGGGCGGTGGGGAGGACGGTGATGCAAGCGGCTCTGGCGCCGGCTCCTTTGCGCACCCGGCGAAAAGCAAGGCTACCAGCGCCGCGCAAATGTAGAGACGCCCCACCGCTCCAACCCCCTGAGAATATCGGCGAGCGTGCCACACCAGGCACCACTTTTTCAACGCCTGGGGAAATTTCCCCACAATTTGCTTGACCCTGGGGAAATTTCCCCATACCCTCCCAACATTCAAGTTTCAAAGGGAGTTCCGCGTGATGTCCGGCAAGATCACCAAAGCACACCAGATGCCAACGCCCCACGTGCTGAACAACCAGCGCGTCCCCGCCTACGAGCAGGAGCCCAAGGTGTCGTTCCGGGACCGCAGGCCGGGGATGAGCCCGCGGCATCTCGAGTTGATCCGCCGGTTGGACTGCTCGCTGTGCAACGAGCGCCACCTGATCCACGCCCATCACCTCTGCCACGGGCAGGCCGCCAAAGAGCGCGGCGTCTACATGAAGGCGACCGACCGCTGGGCCGTGCCGCTGTGTGCCTTCCACCACGACGAAGTGCACCGCATCGCCTCCCGTTACGAGAGCCAATTTTTCCAGGGCAAGGGCATCTCCGCACAGCGGCTCGCAGCCGCGCTCTGGAACAACACCGGCAACCAGGTCGCCATGCAGGGCGTGGTGACAGCCTTCAAGCAACACGCACGCGCCGCGCTCTCGCGCATGGCGCAGGTCAATTCGCTCGTGGCGCACAAGGTGCTCACGCGGGCGGAAGCCGAAGAGCAGATCGAGTGGTTGCGGAAATAGGTTTGCGGCAGCGGGGAGGAGACGGGCGCGGGGTGTTTGATGCGGGCCACCCCAATGCGCCCGTCTCCCAGGAGATCAGGGGAAGACGGATGCAATACGCGATCACCTACAGGCTGAAGATCGGGGATCACACCCTCGCGGAGTTGGGCGGCGAGGCGACCATCGAGCCCGCCGGGGACGGATGGCAGATCGGAGCGATTGCGCTCGACGGCGTGCGCGATGGCATCTGGTCGCTCGTGGCCGTACCGCGCAACTGCGAACTCTACAAGGCCTGCGCGCTGCAGATTTACAGCAGCCCCGACACCTGCGGGGACATCACGGAATGCTGGGCGAACTTCACGGCCGAGCAGGTGGCGGCATGAGCGAGTTAGCCCCGAAAAATCAACACTTCCTGATCGAGCGCTTGCCGGTCGCGGAACTCGGGCTCGATGCAAGCCGCGCCATCAGCCGGCTCATGACGCTGCTCGCGCGCCCGTCGAGCGAGTACCACCAGGACATTCTCGTCTCGCTGCATTTCCGGCTCGGCTACCTCGTCGAAGGCATCGCCGCGCTGGAGGCAGCCGACAAGGAACTGCACGCATTGAGGTTGGTGAACGCACCGGAGGTAACGCCGTGATCTCGCATCCCGAAGCATACACGTATTGGGCCAACGCTCTCGAAGGTCGCATCGGCGCCGTCGAGGAGGAGCGCCCCCAGACCGGCTTCTACCGCATCAAGAGCGCGGGCGGCATCTGGATCCCGGTGGCCATCTGGGAAGAGGGCGACGCGGTGTGGGTGATGGTGGGAAGCGAGGAGCCCAACGCCAGCGCGCAGACGGTGCAGGAGACGTGGCTGCGCTGCGCGAAGAACGCGGTGAGTGAGAAGGCCTACCGGCAGGCGGTGGCGACGGGGCAGTGGCCGGGCGACGCGCCCGCCGCCGAGCGCCGCGAGGGCGACAACAAGGCGCCCGAGGGCTTCGAGGCGTTCTCCTCCTGGCTGAAGGAGCAGATCGCCGAGGCGCAGGCCTGGCTGAAGGGCCGCAAGATCGCGAGCCAGGACGACGCCGACAAGTGCGAGAAACTCGCCAACGATTTCCTCAAGGCCCGCCAGCGCGCCGAGGCCGAGCACAAGGCCGAGAAGAAGCCGCACCTCGATGCAGGCCGCGCGGTCGACGCGAAGTACAAGCCGCTGATCGACGATGCCGGCGGCATGGCGAGCGCGCTCAAGCGTGCGGTGACGCAATTCCTGATCGACCGCGAGAACGAGAAGAAGGCCGCCGCCGCACAGGCCATCGCGGCCGGCGCGGAATCTCCGGCGCGCATCGAGACGCGTGCCACCACCAGCGGCGTCAGCGGCCGCAAGGTGTCGCTGCGCACCTACAAGGTCGCGGACATCGAGGATTGGGAGAAGGCGATGGCCTTCTTCAAGGACAACCCGGAGCTGCGCGAGGTCGTGCAGCGCCTGGCCGACAAATGCGCCGCTGTGGGCGCGCCGGTGCCGGGTGTGAAAGTGCGTGAAGAGCAGCGCGCAGCCTAACAGGAGACTTCCATGGCCGACGGATCAGGATCGCAGGAGCTTGTACCGCAGGAAACCAGCCCGCGTGCGAATGGGCTGCAGAGCGTGCGTACAGTGCAGGACGCGATCCCGGTGCTGGACACCGCGCGCTTCGAGCACATGCAGCGCATCGCCAGCGTAATCGCATCCTCCTCACTGGTGCCCGAACACCTGAGAGGCAAGGTGGCCGACTGCTTCCTGATCGTGAACCAGGCCGTGCGCTGGGCCATGGACCCGTTTGCTGTCGCGCAGTGCATGTCCGTCGTGCATGGCAAGCTCTGCTACGAGGGCAAGCTGGTGGCGGCCGTGCTCGACGCCAAGCTCGGCGTGCACCTCGACTACGCCTGGGAAGGTGAGGGCGAGAACATGCGCGTGCAGGTGTCGGGCGAGTTCGCGGACGGCCGCACGCGCACCATCGAGGGCTCGGTGGTCGAGTGGAAGACGACGGGCAAAGGCTCGCCGTGGACGCCATCGCAGTACCGCAAGATGCTGGCCTACCGCGGCGCGCGGGAGTGGGCGCGGCTGTGGGCGCCAGGCACCATGCTCGGCGTCTACGCCCCCGACGAAATGGACGACCTGATCGCGAACCGCGCGCGCGACATCACCCCATCCACCGTGCAGGTGGCGGCCCAACCCTCTCTCCCAAGGCCCAAGGGGCCGCCACCTGCACCACCGAAGGGACCACCGCCAGCGCCCGCCGCGAAGGAACCAGAGCCCGCCGCAGAGCCCTTCCAGGACCCGGCCGCCTACATCGAGCACCTGTCCGGTGAGATCGCAGCGTGCAGTGACCTCGCGACGCTGGAGGAAGTCTGGGCCGCGCACCTGGAGGCCTCCGACGCTCGCCTCTCCCGCGAGGATCAGGATAAGTGCACCACGCTCTACGAGGTGCGCAAGGCCAAGGTGCCGGCGGTGCCCGCATGAGCACGCCCGACCCCTTCGCCGAGCTGCGCGCCGAACTCGAGCACAACCGGCGACAGCACAACGAGATCGTGTGCTGTCGCGTGCACGAGGTTGAGCAGCTATTGCGCGACGCCAGCCGGTACCAGTGGCTGCGCGCCCGCGATCTCGACACGATCGGCCGGGGCGGCGTTTTCGCGGGCAAGACGCCCGACAACCTGATCCTCAACGAGGAGCATCTGGATGCGGCCGTAGACGCTGCGATGGCGGGCGCGGCGTGAAGCAACTCCACTTCACCGCCGTCGGCAAGATGCTGGTCGCCTTCCACGGCAACTACCGGCTCGTGATCCACCCCAAGGTCTACTTGGGACGGGTCGGCCAGTACGTCGCGGAAGTGCATGCACGCGAGGGAAAGAAGAAAGCACCCCTCGCGACGCAGACGTTCGGGAGCAAGGCGCAGGCCGTGGACTGGTTGAGCCGGCAGGCGAAGGAGCGGGCATGAACGGCCGCGTCCTCCGCACCGCCGAGCAGATGGCTGCAGCCTCGCTGGCCGCTTCTGCGAAGCGTGCGGAGCAACGCGCCGCGATCGACGTCCGCAAGAAACAGGAAGCCGATCCCGCGACGAAGCTGATGCGCGAGATCGGCGCCCTCACCGGAGGGCACCAGACCTACAAGGCCTCGTGGCGCCTCAAGCGCCTGGAGGCGATTGCGAAGAAGGAAGAGTTCTGGCGCGTCCTGCTCGCTCAAGACCTGGAGCGGCGGTTTGCCATCATGGAGCGGTTCGCCGGCACGTGGGCGAGCCTGACGATGGAAGCTTGGGAAGCGGAGAGGCCGTTCTGATGCCCCTATACGCATGCAGCAAATGCCGCAGCGTCGATAACACGGCGGTGGGCGGCTATTGGGCTCAGCAGATGCAGGCCTGTGAGGCCGGCACCAAGCACCAGGCTCTGTGCTCGGCGTGCGATCCAGAGATCGGCCAGTGGCACAACAAGTTCCCGAGGCAGAGCGCGGATGACGGCTCATGGGAGCCTGACCCGAGGTTCCCACCCTTCATCCGCCGCAAGACAGCGGAGGCGGCATGACCTCCACCCTCACCGACATGATCGCCGAAGCCGAACGCGAGATCGAGATGCGCCTGCGGGTCTACCCCTACCGCGTGCAGCAGGGAAAGCTCGACCAGCACACGGCCGACCGGCAGATCAAGATCATGGCCGACATCGCCGAAGCCCTCCGACGCCTGCAGGACAACCTGCCCATGTTCAAGGAACTGGCCAAAGCAAAGATCGCAGACCAGTACCCGCTTGCAGCCCAGGTGCTGGAGGCGTTCCCTGATGCAGATGTGCAGGAGAGGATGCTGTGAAGAGAACCACCGTGAAAGCCGTCGACGGCGTCGCAATCGAGCTGGTGCACTCCGGTCAGAAGAAGGCCTATGGCGACACGTTCACGGAGTACGTCGCCCGCAGCGACCTGCCCTCGGAACATGTGGAGAAGGTCTTGCGCGCGCACGCTGGGTGCGATTTGTCGCGCGCGCGTTGGATGGCCGAGCAACGGGAAAAGGCGTCGGCCGCCCTGCACTTCCGCTCCCACTACACGTTCACGAAGCGGCCGGACGGCTCCTACCTGTTCTCCGTCTGCTTTCCGTACGCGGACTGAGGGGGGAGCCGATGGGCTGCTGCACCGTCGTGAAGATGCCAGGAGGCGGCACCGCCATCGTGTGCGGCGCGCGTCGCCGGTACAAGCACTGCAAGTGCGGGCGCAAAGCGACCCTGCTCTGCGACTGGAAGGTCAAGGGCAAGCGCTCGGGGACGTGCGACGCGCCTCTGTGTGTCCGCTGCACGCATTCACCAGCGCCCGAGAAAGACCTCTGCCCACAGCACGCGGCGGAGTGGAAGGCGCGGCAAGCACAGAGGGCAAGCGCATGAGCACGCGGGAATACGCCGATCTCGTCATGGCGCTCCACCGCGATGTGCGCTGGCTGGAGCGCCAGCTCCGGTTCATCCGCGACGCTGGAGGCGCCAGCGCCGACCGATTGCGTGAGATCGCAGCCGTCGCCTGCGTCACGGCGAAGAAGCGGTCGAAGAGGACCCTGGTGATGCAAAGGAAGCCCGCATGACCTCCAACTTCTGGGCCACCTACGAAGCCTCCCAGCGCAAAAAGCTCGACGCGAAGAAGGCGGCTGCCCTGCTGGTGATCAAGCGCTGCATCGACTGCAACACCCCGATCGACAGACAGTCCCGGCGCTGCATCTCCTGCGCCGTGGACAGGCACGAGGACAAGAACAGGCAGCATTCGCGCGAGTGGGCGCGGAGAGGGGCGAGAGCATGAGGAACTGGACAGAAGCCCGCGCCCTGCGCGCCACGAACGTGCGGCTGCGCAAGATCGACAACCTTTTGCTCGAAATCGCCGGGCTCTGGGGCGACGTCGACCAAGGCATCGTCAACGTGATGGACGATCTGCGGCGCCAAGTCGAGGAAGCCAGCACCCACGTGCGCGAGAGCGTCGATGAGCGCCGCGAGCGCCTGGCAGCGGAGGCGGCATGATCCCTCCGAACTTTCTCCGCTGCGAGGACGGCCCCCACTGCGGCCAGATGGCCAGCGAGTACGGCCCCTGGATCGCCGGCAGGCGCATCACCGTCTGGGGCCGAGACGGCAGGCCAGTGGCCTACCGCGTGGTGCAGGACGGAGACCTGTGGACCCTGCGCTGGGAAGGCGGGGAGGAGTGGCAACGTCGCGCAGAGCGCCCGATTTCGCTCTGGCGGCGCATCTGGCGGAGGATCAGGGGATGACCAAACACGAGCGCATCGCGGAGGGCCTGCCCCTCCTCTGCAGCGTCTCCCGCGTGGCACGGGAGTTCGATTGCTCCAAGTCCAAGGTCTACAAGATGATTGCTGCTGGCACCCTGCCGGTGGTCACGATCGACGGCATGGTGCGCGTCCGTCGCGAGGAGGTTGAGGCGCGATGCGCGAAGAATTCCGACTTGGACGACACCGGGGAAAATTCGTCGCCGTCCGAGGCCGCGGCAAGAACAAGCAGCGCAGCTCTCTCGGCCTCGAAGCTCGACCGCATCGCAAGGCGGAAGCCCAGCGCGAGATCCGCGAGCTAAATCTGCGGCAGGGCCGCGCCCAGCTCGGGCCGGACGTAACGGTGGCAGACGTGTGGAAAGCCTACATCGCAGACCGGGAGTACGACCAGATCCCGAGCGTCTTCCGCATGAAGCAGGCCTGGAAGCCGCTCGAGCCTCACTTCGGGCACCTCGCCCCGGACCAGATCGACAAGGCCATCTGTCGCGCCTACCTCAAGCTGCGGCGCGACAAGGGCGTGTCCAACGGCGGCATCAAGACGGAACTGGACTACCTCTCCACCGCCCTGCGCTTCGGCAAGACGCAAAAGATGTATCCTGGCGAGCGGCCCGAGATCACCCGCCCCCCGGCCGGTCGCCCGCGCGAGCGCTGGTTGACCAAGGAGGAAGGCGACCGGCTCATTGCCGGTTGTGTCGCCTTCCACATCAAGCTGTGGGTGCTGGCGTCCCTCAGCACCGCCGGCCGGCCCTCGCACATCCTGCAACTCACCTGGGACCGCGTAGACCTGCAAAGCCGCATCTGCAACCTCGACGACCCGCTGCGCGACGCCACCAAGAAGGGACGCGCGCGCGTGCCGATCAACGACGACTTCCTGGCCGCCCTGAAGGTGGCGAAGGAGCTGGCCACCATCGCGCACGTCATCGAGTACAACGGCCAGCCAGTCCTGAGTGTGAAGAAGGGGCTCCAGGAAGCTTGCCGGAGGGCGAAGCTCAAAGGGGTGACCACCTACGTGCTCCGGCACACGGCGGGCGTCTGGATGGCCCAGGCAAGCGTCCCCATGGCCGAGATCAGCCAGTACATGGGCCACAGCTCTACGTCGGTGACGGAGCGGGTCTATGCGCGCTTCCATCCCGACTATCTGCGTCGGGCGGGCGACGCACTCAGGCTGTCAGGCGGGCCGTTGCAGATCGAAGGCAAGCGCTAATGCGGGGGTGCCCCGGTACTTGCGAACCCCGATTTTGGGAACGAAGATGGAAACTATCCACTCTATGGACGTGAAAGCGCGCAAAATGCCATGGAAAATCAATATATCCACGCAGGCCCAGGGCATTCGTAATGCGTGGGTCGGGGGTTCGATTCCCTCCTGCGGCACCAGCAAAATCAAGGCGATAGTTGCAACTACTGCGAGGGCACATCGGTACAGATGTACTCACTTTAGCGAGTTGTAGCCCGGAGGCGGGATTGCAGCTCGAGGAGGGCTGCTGAGACGGCTTCGAGGTGGTCTACGCTCACGAAATGCGTCTCCTATCGTGCCTTCGGTTTCCGACCGTCAATGATCGCATACTTGGCAGCGCACAGCCGCTCGTACTCCTGCTGGTAGGAGACCGGCCACGTGTTCGCGTAGCCATACTCGTCCAGCATTTCCGTGATGCGCTTGTCGATCTGTTTCAGCGTCACTTGGATGCTCCTCTTATGTCGCCTCTAATTCCGCAAATCTCGGCTGCGAGACAATGCGTGCCAACCGAGCGCACGCCGCGTCGAAGTGCCGACGGTCCTTCTCAATGCCAATAAACTGGCGTCCTGCTTTGAGCGCAGCCGCGCCCGCTGTGCCGCTTCCCATGAAGGGGTCGAGAATGGCGCCGCCGGCAGTAACCTCTATCGCCTTGGCTGGCAGGGCTTCGGGAAACGGCGCCGGATGATCGTTCCTCTCTGGGTTCATTTGCCACACGTCGCCGACGCCTGAAGCGCCGCGAGATTTGAGACGAAAGCCCGGCTTAGCAATAAGCATGATCCATTCGTGCGTCGGCACAAACGCGACTGGTGTATAGTTCAGGCCGCCTGGCCTCGCCCATATGATAACCTGCCGCAAGATGGCCTCGGGGGGCAGCAGTTCCGTTGGTATCCATAGGCGGTCCCCAACAACTCTAGGCTTATGGTTGTAAAAGATTGCTCCCGCGTCCGGCAGAGCCGACCACAGTTTCGATAGGACCCTGCGTTGCCATGCGACATAGTCCTGCCACGGCATGTTGTCTGCGTGCGCGCCGTAGCGCACGCCATCACCAGATGTGACAGCGGCGCCGCCGGCCCATTTCCTCTGGCTGCCAGAACCTGACCGATTGCCAGGGCGCCAGTGCCCAAGCGGCTTCCACGGGGTGGCTCCAAGATTGTATGGCGGCGACGTGATGACGGTTGTGAACGGCGGCACGGACGCGATCAGATCTTCGCAATCCCCGCAGTATAGAGTTGCCGCGCCGATGTTGACGGTTTCGACCATGTCTGCCGCGTGCTCCTATCGCCGCCAATGCGGATAGTGCCTGTCCAGGTACGCCTCAATCTTCGGGTCGCGCTGGATGGTTCCGCCGCCTCCGACGTTCGAACACCAGTCCAAGAAATCTAAATAACGGCAGACCCGACACTCGCCGCAGCCGTCGTTCTTACAGTCCATCTTCCGCGCCATCTCAGCGCTCCATCCTTACTGTGCTCGGTTCGGCAAATCCGTCGCTCCGGTGCTGCGGAGCATCTGCATGAGATCGTCGTGCATCCGCTGGCGTTCGCCGGCAGAGCTGCACGCGATGCTGTCGTAGGGCTGCCGGTCCACGCGAATGTCGAGGTAGAACTTCCCGCCCTCGTCGCGGTGATAGTATTCGACCATCGACTTGAGGACCGGCTTCGGCAGAGGAGGCTTCGGGCACGGGCCGAGCGATCCGTGGTACTTGAACATGCTTTCGGCCTCAGCCATCGGCTCGCCGCATAGTTCGCACTTCGACATTTGGTTCTCCTCATTTCAACGGGGGTAGTTCGGCAAATCTAGGCGCTTCGACGGGCGCCGGCTCTTGGTTGAGCGTGAAGCCGATCTCCGCCGCATCGAACTCTTTGCGCTCTCGTATTGGCGGCAGCGGCATCGGCTTTTGGTAGTCGCGCTGTGCGCACCGACCGACAAGACCCAGCGCGCGATGCAGCGGCCCCGCCGGCATGATGTAGGCCGTCGCATAGTTCTCGCCGTTCTCCGTCACGCCCGGACCGTAGGGCGTCACCTTCGCATCGATATCAAGGATCGCCTGCTCCAGCTTGCTGCAGCGCTCGCACATCGACGTGCCTCCGTGGATCAACCCTTGTCACGCACGCGAACCCAAACACCGCCGCGCACTTCCCATAACTGACCCGTAGAGCCGTACTTCAGCGTGCCTTCTGGCAACTTGCTCGCAGAACTCTGCGGCGGCCAATCCGGCTCTGCTTGTCGGAGCGGATGCATCGGGCTGCCAGCCCCAACCTCTACATCGCCCTCTAGCTCAGCCATCTTCATGCACCAGTCCTTGCTGATTTCGAGCTTCATGTGCGCGCTCCTCTCATTCTTCCACATTGCGTGGGCCAAAGAGCTGCCACGCCTTCTTCAGCGTCATGCCCTTCGGTAGGTGCTTTTCGACATCGGCCCAGCGCCTGTGCTTCCGGCTCTCCCAGACCGCGCGGGCCTTCTCAAGCTGCGTGGCGCTGAATTCCTTCGGCGGTCTGCCACGCCGGTCGCTCGTGCTTGTCTTGTGGCGCCCGCGCGCGAGCGCATCGATTGCCTCACGGGTCATCGTATCGCGCTCCGCTCGATTGGACGTGCGCAATCCTGTGTACAGCTCCCATACCGTGCCGCCCTTCGCCTCGATGGCGTCGAACGCTGTCCAGAATGCTTTGCGGGTTCCGCCCTTCTTTCGCTTGTGTCGCGGGTTCGCCAGAAGCAGGGCGTGCAACACAGCGATGACCGTGCCGGGAATGGTCATCTTGACGATGGTCTCTATCGACCCGTCGCTCCGACCCGTGATCGCAACAACGCGCGTGATGTTCTGCGCGGCCATCGCCGCACGCTGTCCCGCCTCGGTATAGCGTGGCGGCATCACGCGAATAAAGCCGATGATGTCTTCTTTCACAGATCATTTCCGAAATGTCGCACGACCTATTGTCAAAGTCAATGCGAGGTGCTAATTTCGGAAATGTTTTGCACCACTAGGTGCGCTGCTGACAAGGGTTCAATTTGGTCGATGGAAATTCGCCCCACATGCACGCCCAAGCGGCACGCCGCCGCGCAGAAAGGTCCGAAGGGACATGCGTGGTGGAAGCGCGATGTTTTCCACGTTCAACGTAGCGGTATGAGCACGTTGTGCGGCCTGGACTGCTCGCAGTGGCTTAGGATGGACCCACGCCCGGCCTCAGAGGCAAAGGCTGACCCGAACTGCTGCAGTCGCTGCCTGCTGCGAATTCCAAACGACTAGAAGAAGGGCCTCGAAAATGATCGACGTGA